AACAAGATTACTGGCGCTGATTTCAAAGCCTTGAAGAAGGCCAAGGGACAGAAGACAACCATGCACAAGAAGAAGGGCATGTAGTGTCTAAGTACACCAAGAAGTCAGACGAGAAGCAGGATGCCAAGGTCATGAAGAACATGACCCCAGTCCAGATGATCGAGTTTAAAAAGAAAGACAAGAAGCATCGCAAACCAAAATCCCAAGAGGATGATGCCAAGATGGATCTTGGTATTGCCAAGAGAATCAAGGCAAAAAAGAAGTAAGACTTAGCCCCACAATTATGGGGCTTTTTCTTTATCATTGCTATATCGGTAACCCGCTGCGGGCCCGTGCAGACCCACTGCTTGCGATGAAAAGGGGACTTTTCCTATGTGGAAACCGTGGTATCAAGAAGTTGCTGAGATGAACAATCAGCATGAACGTGAAGAGTTCATCAAGGGCGTGTTTGGATTCCGCCCTAAAGAAAAGCGCCCAATCGTCGCAGGTTTAATTATGGGAACTACTGCTGCCTATCTAGCAGGAGCCATAGGCATTGCGTCGAAGGCGAAGAAGAAGAAGTGAAGTTAGTTCACAACATAAAAGCATCCCTACATAGAGCCAGCCACGATACCGCTCGCTTCATGTCAGCACACCTTCGTTCCGAAGCCCGTGCTTCTGGTTGGCCTGATCACCTCGTGAGTGGTCTGCATGTTCGACACAGTGGCGGATCCTTTACGGTCCACGCCCATCCCTCATCTCGTTCAGATGTCATGAACATGGAGTACGGAACAACCAGCAATCAACCTAATAGGGCAATTCATAGATTTAATAATGATCAAAAAGAAGCAGAGAAGTTTCTTGTAGGCAGACTCGGTCATCATATGGGGGTCAAATAATGACATTCCTATTATCTGAAGACGAGGCTCTTCGCAACTTGTTAAAGGACATGGTAGTAACAGACCAAAAGTCGGTGACTGGAGAAGGTCCACAAAGAAAGGTCAAGGTCTATTTTGGTCAGCCTGATCAAGAACTACGTGACCAGACCTACCCCTACATCACCATCGACATGATCGATATCAACGAAGGTATGGATCGTGCAATGCGTGGTAAGGCAAAGCCTTCGTATCTAAGTGATCCAGCCACGGGTCCTGATGGAACTTCCGCTTATGATTCAGAGACCCAAGACTGGGAAATTCACTGGCCTATTCCAGTGAACATTGATTATCAGATTACTACCTATGCTCGTCAACCTCGTCATGACCGAGAAATTTTGGCGCAAATTCTTTACTCAAAGATTCCAATGCGGTTTGCTGTATTGGAACCAACAGACGGAACAGTCCGTCGACTAGATCTTCTGGATATCGCAAAGCGTGATATTACAGAACAAGGAAAGCGTTTATTCGTAAACGCCTTCACGGTGCGTGTCTCTAGCGAGATAGCACCAGAGTTGTACAACAAACTATACAAGGCGCTCATACTCGATGTCACAGGTACGGCTGGAACCATTACCAACGGTAAGGGACAGTTCACACCTATGGAACCGTTCACAATTACGCAACCATAAGGAACCACTACCCAACTAGTTAGGAGAAAAAATGGCATATAGCCGTCCAGGTGTTTACATTAGTGAACGCCTACTACCAGCACCAATTACTGGAGGTGTCACTGCTAACGCTGCTGGTGCCGTCGTTGCGCCTTTCGCACAAGGACCAGAAGCAGTTACCCGTGTTACTTCATGGTACGAATTCACCAAGAACTTTGGTGGATACAACGCCGCATACCCAGCCACATTTGGCGTGGGAGCATTTTTCAACAATGGAGGACGTGAACTTTTTGTAAAGCGTGTCCTTCACTCAGACGCTTCTGCTGCAACTACAGACATCCTTACTGCTGGTTCTGCTGTGGTCGCAACTGTTACCGCAAAGAACGCAGGTACTGATGGAAACAATCTTCGTGTAACAATTGAAGCGGGAACTGTTGCCAGCACATACACTCTTACGGTCTACAAAGAAGGCGTAACAAATACCGCCTCTGACGTAACCAATGACGTACTACTAGAACGTTATGAGAACATCGAGTTTGAAGATGACACTTCAACCAATTATGCAGAGTCCATCATTAACCAGGTCTCTTCATTTATCACTATCAGCGGAAGTGCCGCTGGAACACCTGTATCTGCCGTCTACCCATTAACTAGTGGAAGCAACGGAACAACCGTTGTTGCTGCTGATTACACAGCCTACAAAGGTGGAGATTCTGTATTTGAAAGTTTCTCTTCTCTAGGACGTGCACTAGTAATCTTCCTTCCAAATATCAATGCAACTCTATCTGCTGATGTTGATTCAGTTTATATGGATGCAATTTCTTGGGCTGAAGCAAACGAGGGTTTCGTAGTTGTTGAGACCCCTGCAGATGAAACAGTTGCAAACGCTTTAACTTTCGCATCTGGTGTTGGCTCTTCAAGCAACGCAGCCGTCTACTACCCACACCTCTACATCACTGATCCTGTAGGTCGTAGCGCTCAGGCTCTTCGTAAAGTTGGCCCATCAAGTGCAGTTGCTGGTCTCTTCCTAGCAACCGATGCAACCCGTGGTGTATTCAAGGCTCCTGCTGGTTTGTCTTCTCCTCTATCTGGAGTTGTTGCTATCGAGAAAACGTTCTCTTCAACAGAACTAGATAGCCTAAATTCTGGTTCATCTCCAGTAAACGCAATCCGTCCACTTCCAGGTGCAGGAATCTCAGTNATGGGTGCTCGTACATTGAAGCAAGACGGCACAGCAAACAAGTATGTAAACATGCGTCGCTCTTTAATCTACATCAAGAAAGAACTAAAGAACCTCACAGAGTTTGCAATCTTTGAGAATAACGATGAGCGTCTATGGGCTCGCCTAAACACAACCATCGGTTCATTCTTAAATGACTATCGCAATCAAGGTGGCCTACGTGGTGCTACTGCGGCTCAGGCTTACTATGTAATCTGTGACGCTAATAACAACACAGCAACCACAATTGCTAACGGTGAAGTTCACATCCAAGTTGGTGTGGCTCTTCAATACCCTGCAGAGTTCATCGTCATCGACCTCAGCCAAAAGACGCTGAACTAATCCGAAGGAGAAATAAATAATGCCTACAATCATTAATAATCGGTCATCACTGATTACTGATCCATTACGTAACTTTAGGTTCTTGGTTACATTCAAGGCTCTACCTACTGCAAGTGCTGCCACAACCGCACTTCAGAATGCAGTGACCTTCGGGTTCACATCTGTTTCAGGTATGGCTGTAACCACAGACTCTATCCCTTACCGTGAAGGTGGATACAACACCACCGTTCACCAAATTCCAGGACAAACCACATTTGCTCCAATCATGTTGCAACGTGGCGTGATCCTTGGTACTCAGCAGAACTGGGACTGGATGAGAAACCTATTTGCAACTGTCCAAGGTGGTGGAAGCACACGCTCCGCTAATACTAACTTCCGTTGTGACTTGGAAATTGCAGTGCTCTCACACCCAATCCCATCAGCAGGTGAAACTGCACAAAATGCCCCATCATCAACAGATCACGTTGCTATGCGGTTTAACGTGTACAACTGCTGGCCTACCTCTGTAGCCTACTCAGACCTCAATGCTGGTGACAATGCTCTGTTCGTAGAACAGATGACACTTGTTCACGAAGGCTTTGATGTTAACTGGGCAAGTGGTCTAGAAAAAGCAAACGAAGCAGCAGCCTTTCCAGGCTAATCTAACAAAGGAATAAAATGACGAACACAATTAATGCAGCGGCTAATCCCGCATTGGCAAACCAACTACTTACAAAGGCGCTCGATGAAGCGCCAGTGGAAATGACTCCTGAAATAGTTATACCTTCGGATACGGTCGTAGATCTTCCTGGTGGCTTTATAACAGCCGCTGGGGAGATTGTCCGTACTGCAGAAGTTCGTGAATTAAATGGCAGAGACGAAGAAGCAATTTCAAAAGCAACTAACTTAGGTAGGGCGCTAATGACAATCCTTCAACGTGGAACTGTCAAAATTGGAACCGAAGCAGCAACCGAGAACATCCTTGATCAACTACTGATTGGTGATAGAGATCAACTTCTTCTTGGGATTCTAAAGGCTACCTTTGGATCTGAAGTAAAGATAGCCTCTTACTGTCAAGGGTGTTCTGAAGTAAAGACTGTTCAAGTAGATATAAACGCAGATATCAAGACCAAGGTCCTGACTGATCCAATTGATGATCGTGTCTTTACCGTAAAAGGAAAAGATAAAGATTTCACTGTTCGTCTTCCTACTGGAACCGTTCAAAAGAAGATGATCGATAATATGGATAAGACATCTGCAGAACTAAGCACTCTAATTCTAGAGGGAAGCGTTATCAAGATTGGTGACGCCCCCGTGTATAGCGCACAACAAGTACAGGTACTTAGTGTATCAGATCGTAGAAAATTGATCGAAGAGATCAACGACAGAGCGCCAGGTCCACAGTTTGATGACGTTACTGTTAAGTGCCCAGACTGTGAAGGCGAGGTACTGGTACCTATTAATTTAGGAACCTTATTTCAGTTCTAATGTAGTTGGTTATCTAAGACTGTTCTCTGAATGGTCTGCGTTAACACAGGTGTATGAGGGTTGGACTCTTGAGGACATAAAGAATTTGTCCCAAAGAGAAAGAAACAACTGGTTAGAAGTAGCCAGAACTAGACAAGGAAGGAGTTCTAATAGTGAATAACGATCCTATTGGTCCTATTTCCAATGTCGAAAAAGGTCTAGGTGGTATCAACCGCCAACTAGATAGCACCATTACTAAACTTCAAAAACTTGTTGGACTTGCAAGCAGTACCTTTACTGGAATAAAACAAGTGATGGGAATGGGTGTCGGTCAAGGCACCCCATTAGCACTTGGGACTTCTAACGCTCAATTTAGCANTGGAACTGGTGCCAGCGCTACAAACANCAACATGCCTTGGGCTTACTCACCAAAGGGTGCTGCAACAATTGGTGGAGTACAACTTGCTTTAGGGGTTGCTGGTGCAGGATATGCCGCACTACCAGGTCTCGCTGATGTTATGCCTCGTACCGTCGGCAGGTACCAAGCCATGGCAAGAATGCCAGGAGTAAGTGCAGCAACCTTACAGTCCATGTCGTTCAACGCCATCAAGGGCGGAATTACAGGTCGTAACGAAGACATAGCCGCAATGAACATGCTCGTAAATGGTTACGGCATGATTGGTAAGGCCAACTTTACGCAATCAATGCAAGAAGTAAAGGGCGCCGCACTTGGCTATGGAATGGCAAATGCCACTGCTGCACAAGCAATCGGCAGCATGCACACGGGCGCCACCAGCGGATCTCTTTACCAGTACGGCATCAGTACGCTAGATGTTAAGACTGGCAAGACTCGTCCTATGGATCAGATTGCTAAACAAATTTACAACCTTGTCATGGGTAACAGAAAACTTACCCCAGCACAACTTGAGTTCTCAATGCGTGAAGGAACTTTAAACAAAACTATCAACGACCTCGTGACTGACCCAGCGGCAAACCAGATGGTCCGAAACATGATGACGCCTATTAGCCAGGGTAAAGATGCCAGTCTTTTAAATCAAACTGGATCAGGTAACCCATTAACAAATACAGCATATAAAATTGCTACATCTCAAGCATCTGTAGCAGATGCAACTGCTCCAGGACTTACTAAGGGGTATGAACTTGCTGCAACTGGTATTGCTAAACTAAACAAATCACTTGAAGGTACTCCTGAATCTATCCTAAAGATGAAGGGCGCAATAGATGCGGTAGCAAACAGTAACCTTGGATCAGCAATCAGCAGTCTAGTTTCTGGTATAACAGGCGCTATTGCCACCATTGCTGGTGCGGCGCTGCTTCGGGGAGCAGTGGGTCGTGCGACAGCAAGTGCTGCTGCCCAGGCTGCAGAAAGTACTGGAAGTAAGGTCGTTGTTAGAGCAGGGGGAATTGTTGCTAAAAAGGTAGCAACAAAAGGCGCTGTTACTGCGGCTGAAAAAGTTGCTGGAAAAGTTGCATTAGGTGCAGCAGGAAAAGCGGTTCCTATTTTGGGTGGCGCTTACGCGGGTTACACAGGACAAGGATTCCTACAATCCGTTGGAACTAGCGCTGCTGTTGCTGGAGCCTTTGGCGCACTTGCTGGTCCAGAAGCAATTATTCCTGCAGCAGTCATTGGCGGAACTTTAGACGCTGTTGGTTGGATAGGTGGAAAACTAGTTAAGTCATTTAAATCAATGATGGCTACATCTAACAACGCCCCAACCACCGCGGGACCCAATCAATCAGGCTTAGGACTACCAACAAACGCCGATCAAACACTGGTAAATGAACTAAGTGCTGCTGGTTTTAGTGGTCAATCCTTAATAACTGCTTATGGTGTAGCAAAAGCCGAATCTGGTGGTAATGCATCTGCTTATAACCCTACGGGTCTTGATAAGTCTTATGGTCTATTTCAAATTAACATGGAAAATAATGATCCTAGAAACCCTAATATGGGGAAAAAAAGAAATGATGCTTATTTAAAAAAATATAAAAGCATAGGTTACACGGGACCAGAGAGTTTAAAAGACCCTAATATAAATGCCAAAATTGCTTTTGACTTATCTAAGGGAGGAACTAATTTTGATCCTTGGTCTACATACAAGAGTGGATCATATTTAAATCAATTGACTCCTGGCGGCACTGCAACCGCCGCTGGGCCACAAACCGTAAATGTATATTTAACAATTTCAAAAGCCTCTGATGCAGAGGCCGTTGCATTTGCTAAAAAAGTAAAAGATATTTTAAGTAAAGATAAAACCTTATCAGCGATTGGAAGTAAGTAATGCTACCAGGACAGTACACGCGTCCAGATCCATTTGCATCTCAACTAGAAAAACAACGAAAAGAAGATGCTGCTGCTGCTGAAAAAGCAAGGGTGCAACGTGATAAAGACAAAAAGAAACAAGACCTTCAGTATGCTAAACAACGAGAAGCGTATTTTAAATCACAAAAAGAAACAGCAGATAAAGAATTGTCTGTTAAAAAGCAGATAGTTATAAACTATAAAAAAACAGCATTACTTCCATCATCTGATGGGGGGGCAACAGTTACCCCTGCTGAATTGGCTGTTTACAATGGGTATGTTAGTGATCAATTAGCGGCGCAAACGACACTAGATGGCATAACAACTCAATACAAAACCGCTGTTTCCAGCAGAGCAAGTATCGAATCTTCAATAAAGTTTAATCCACTAAGCGGTATTGTTGCATCGGGAAAAGCAAACACATTAGGTAAAAAACCAAAGGGAGGGAACAACACAAACAATAATAACAACGCTAATTCTAAAGTTCCTAATCCTTTAATTTACTACTACAACGCCCCTATGATCAACACCTCATATTTAAATACAGATGGCCCACAACAACAAACCATAAAGCAACCAACAAACGATCCAGGTAATGTGTTAAAAGCGCAAGAGTCTTGGACAGATCCATATTTAGGTTCAAAAGGAATTATTCAAATGGACAGCGATGTTGTTATGAATACCTCTAACTATGCTCCTAATAAAGATAACAATTATGATGGAAATTTATATGGGTTTAAATTTTTGTACAACCCAAAAGAAGTAAATATGACATGGGCAGTAGCAGAGGGGATGAACTGGGAAGGCATACAGGCAGGACTTGATCCTGGAACTGCTCCTACCGCTGCTTTAAACAACAGCACCATTAGTTTTTCATTGCTATTAAATCGTATAGGAGATATGGGATACCTAACTTCTAATGGGTTAAAACAAAATGTAAACCCTTATACAAAATTTAACATTGTTCCTGGAAAAACTATAGACCAAGAAGTTTCTGAAATCTATAACAAGGGAACTATGTACGATTTGGAATATTTGTTTAGAACAATCAGCGGAATAAACAGTACCTTTACCTCTAAGTTCAGTGATATTACTGCAGACCGAGGTTGGTTATATGGGTTTGCCGTTGAACTTCATTTAGGAAATAAAATGCGATATAAAGTTCGTATTAGTTCTTTGGATGTAAACCACGCAATGTTTGATGAAAGAATGGTTCCAATTCTTTCTTACGTAAATATAACTTGTGCTCGTTTCCCTAACGTTAGTCAACCAGGTGTCGGAGGGGGAGCATAACTCATGATCTATTTAGATAGCAGGTATGTAGACGGTCCACTTTTAAAGACCTGGAATTCAACCAAACAAGAATACGACTTAGTTGTTTTAAGACAATGGCCTTTGTATGTACAAAATTATTTTATATACCAATGGGTTGAGAACGACCGTCTTGACAACTTGGCTAATAGGTATCTAGGTAACCCAGCCTTGTGGTGGCAAATTCTAGATATAAATCCAGAGGTTTTAGATCCAACAGAGATTGCACCTGGAACTCAATTAAGGATACCTAATGCGTGATCCAGAACGCCAATATCGTTTTAGTAATTCTTTTACAGTTTCTTACCCAGATTTTCCTACCTTAACCAACCCTGTAAGGAGCATTGTCATCCACCAGGAACGGGGTAAACATGACATTGTTGAAATTTATTATTCCAGGTTTAGTAGTGCGTACTACAACGCAATAAAAACTGGGGTTGCAGTTGAAATAACTTGGAAAAATGATAAGGTTTCTGAAAAGTTTATAGGGTATACAACCGATGTGTCTCACGTCACTGCTCAACAACTAAACCGTGATACCAAGATTACGTGTGTTGGTGCTTCTTACCCGATGAAAGAGCGTGTTTCTAAGATCTGGATTAATAAAACAGCCCCAGAAATTGTTACAGAAATTGCTAATAAATTTAAATTAAAACCTATGGTAACTTCTAGTCCCATTAGGTTTTCTCAACAGTCATTGACTGGTCACTCTTACTGGGAAAAAATAAATGAACTTGCACAAAGAATTGGTTATGGAGTTCAAGTTGTTGGGGCAGAACTTCATTTTCATCCTATTGATAAAATGATAGATCAATTTATGTCGACTATTCCGATCCTGTCTTTCTTAGACCCCTTAGAGGGTCCAGAGAGCAACATCAATGCGCCAACCCTTATGTCGTTTGAACCCACAATTGGAGATCATATAGAGTCTCTCAGTTATTCCAGAAGTACAAACACTGTTGGAGGTGTTGATCCTGTTTCTGGAAAAACTTATACGTTTAAAACCTCCTCCAATAAGGTTGGAAAAAACATAAGAAAGAATACTAAAGATCCTTTATTTTCTACCATAGAGGCTGGTACCGTAGTTGTCAGTAGTTTAATGGCCCAAAAACTTTCAGAAGCAAGAGCACAGCATGGGCGCCTTTCTATTCCAGCAAAGGGCGTAGGGCAAGGAGACCCACGAATTGCTCCTTGGAAAACCGTAGAGGTAAGAGGAACTGGGGACGTTAGCGATGGCTTCTGGGTAATCGATAAAGCCGAGCACGTCCTTCATGGGGATGGAAGATACCTGGTTGAGTTTACTTGTCTTTCTGATGGAACGGGTTCCAATAAACCAAGTGTTACTAGACCTTCTGTTGCTGGTTCTGTTCCTTTTAGAAACATTACAAACGAGATGAGCACAACCAACAAAAATAAGCCTACATCTACTAAACTAACCTCTACGTCTGTATTAGTAAATCAAAACGCTGCTGGGTATAAAACAAATCCTAGAAGATGGGTGGGTAAATAATGTCTGAAAAAGCATTGTCACTTCCTTTTTCCATTGATTCCTATGGAAAAGTCTCTGTATCTACAGACCAATCAAAAATCTGGGCCGATAGAGTTCGTTCAGTAATAGGTACAACAGTCAGAGAAAGAGTTATGAGGCCTACTGTTGGCACTTTGATTCCTTTTTCTATGTTTAATTCTGAAACCAGCGCTGTTGCTCAAATAGAAGTAGAAATACAAAAGGCATTTACAGAACAGTTAAAACTTCTCAACTTAAATAGCGTAAACATAACTGTAGATGAATACACAAATGTTTTAAATGTAGAAGTCATATATGCATTACCAAACAACGAAGTTGTCAGCACCATCGTTGGGTTGGTTTTTATTGACGGTGCTAACCCAATTTATCAGGAGTTGTTATGAGTGTAACACCAGTATCTAATATTCCAATTTCTGTAGATTATACGGGAAGAGACTACTACTCTCTTCGTGAGGCCCTTATTGCAAGAGTGCAGGCACGTATACCTGAATGGAATGCTTCTGACCCCGCCGACTTTGGTGTTGCTTTAATAGAAGCCTTCTCATATTTGGGAGACATTATTGCTTTCTATATAGACAGAACTGCAAATGAAGTCTTTTTAAAGACCGCTGTTCAACGACAAAGCATTTTAAACATTGCCCAAACTTATGGGTATATTCCTGCAGGATATCGTCAAGCATCTGTTGATGTTACCTTTAGCAACAGTTCAAATACAGACATAACTCTTCCTGCTGGCACAGTTCTTACAGGGGATGTGTCTATAGGTGATGTAGTTCAAACACTGTATTTTACAACAGATGCAGACTCGTTGGTAGTAGCAGCAACAGATGGAATTCCTGGTGAAGATACAGTAGGAACCACAGAAGGAAGATCAGTAATTTTAGTAGCAGATAATGTTAATGCTTACGGAGAATTAATAGGAACATCTGATGGAACTCCTGACATGGTATTTGAATTAAGTCAAACACCAGTGGTAGATGGTTCAATAGATCTTTACGTACTAGATGGTGATATATATTCAAAATGGACACAAGTCCAGCACCTAATAGACTATGGGGTATCCGACCTGGTTTACACAACTTTACTTGATGAAAACGGAATCGTATCAATTAATTTTGGTGATGGAGTATCTGGAACAATTCCAACTAAGTATTCTGAAATCAGAGCAAAGTACACAGTAGGTGGTGGTTCTATAGGTAACGTTTCTACAAATACTATCTCTAATATTAACTATGTTTCTGGTCTTTCTGAATCTCAAATTACTGCGCTTCAAGGCAGTGTCAGTGTAACTAACCTTACAGGTGGGTATGGTGGCTCAGACCCAGAAAGTAACGACCAGATAAGAGTTGCTGCACCTGCTTCTTTGCGCTCTGGAAACAGGGCGGTTACATTAAAGGACTTTGCTGATATTGCTTTGTCAGTAAGCGGTGTAGGAAAGGCAAATGCAACTGCATCAGTGTGGACATCTGTTACGGTCTACATCGCTCCCAGCAGAACTGCGTCGGATAGCGACCCTGCTCCAGGACTAGACGATATGGGTGCCACAACTCCAGAGTTTGCTAAAATAAAAACAGATGTTATTTCTGCACTTTCTACCAAGGTTTTAATTGGAACCAGTGTCACAGTATTACAACCAACATATATAGATGTAATTTCTAATATTCAATATGTAAAATTAGAGCAGTACACAACAGCAGAAGTTGAAGATAACATAAAGACTGCTTTGTTTTCTGGTTTTGGTTATACGGGAGTAAACTTTCAAGACACCATATACCCACAAGACATCGAGTACGTGCTCCAACAAGCCCCTGGAATAAAGACTGTAAAGGTTCTTGCACTTCACAGAACTGTTGATAGCGGTCTTCAAACACTGACTGGTTCGGCTGGAGAAATTTTCCGATTTACAGAAGCGAACTTGAGTCTTAGCGCTGGATAATGACTCATCAACTTCGGTTTTACGGTGTATACCGTGGGGTTGTTAAGGACACTAAAGATCCCCAAAACCAGAGGCGACTAAAAGTCTCTGTCACACAAACAACAGGTACAGAGATAACTGATTGGGCTTGGCCCATAGAGCCCTCAAGCATTCATACCGCTATGCCTGTTGTTGGTCAGGGTGTGTGGGTCACCTACATAGGTGGTGATCCTGAATACCCTATCTGGATGGGGTCTTTCGGTAAGAACCAAGGTAAGAACAAACAAATATATGTAAAACCATTGGACAATGCGGTCTCTTTAACAGCGATATCAAGTTACATCGTTACAGTAAAAAATCCTGATGGAACTACTGAAGTTGATTTGACTGCATCCTTGATTGCTATGGCTCAAAAGTTAGCAAATCATGAGACAAGAATCCATACCCTAGAGACAACACCAGACATCGACCCAAGTTAAGGCAGTAAATTGGGGGCAAAAACGAGAAAATGGCCTTTAGGCTAGAAGGGAATACCAGTGACAGCACTATATCCATCATCAGTTAAGTCTTTTATTACTAAGGTAGACTTTACCGATACCGTTCTGGCTGAACACGTAAACAGTCTTCAGGATGAAGTCAAGTCTTTAGAAACAACCCTAGGAACCTACATCAGTGTGGGGTCTGGTTGGGTCGGGTCCTTTGACCAAATAACAACTAACTGGAATTCATTAAAAGATCGTCTAGCAAATATTGAATATGGTTTGAACGCTGTCTACACAGAAAGACTTCCATCAGGTGGAACTACAGGGCAAGTTCTTGTTAAAACTTCTGGAGATGATTACGCAGTGGGTTGGTCTACTGGAGACTTTCTTCCAAGCCAATCAGGTCAAACAGGAAACTATTTAACTACAGATGGAAGCACCGCTTCATGGGCAACTGTTGCTCAAGGTGGAGAGACAATTAGTTCATTCTTACTCGCTGGCTGTTAAGGACTCAAGTACGTGACTAAATATGGCGTAAATTATTACGGTGCATCTAAGTACGGGGCATTTGCAAAAACGGCTTATTCAGTTGAGCCAATGTCTGTATTGGTTTTAGACTTTCATAAAATATATGTAGACTGGCAATCTCCAAGAGGTACGTTTACTCAAGTAAGGCTTGTAAGAAATCAGGCTGGCTATCCAGAAACCGCAGAAGATGGCATCATTATCTTTGACGAAAATGCTACTGAGGGAACGGTGTCTCGTTCTTACCTGATTGATGGTCAAGATAACCCAACCAGCATACCTTTTGTTACTGGACGTCAAACTTACTATCGTTTTTTTATTTTTACAGATCAAAAAGTTTGGAGAGTTGCTGGTTCTATAACCGTAGTTGTTCCCTCAGATCATGGAGCACAAAACTATGCTATTAATTTGCTACCTCGTGTGTTTACTTCAGCCGAACAAAGCCCACTAGGTGCTGTTGACACCAATTCTTATATCTATAATTTTTTATATGGTTTAACATTTACCAACGAAGAATTTCTAACACATCTAGATCTTCTTAGACCAAAACACACTGGGCTTGAAACTCCTTTACAACTCATACCTTCGGAAACAAACAACGTAGGTTTAACTCCAGAACCTTCTTTACCTACAAAGAATCAAAAAAGATTAATACGTGAAGCAATGTACATGTATTCTAGAAAAGGAACAGAACTTGCTCTTGGAACTTATGCAGAATCTTTAACTGGTTTTGCTCCAGACATTACTGTGTCTCCAAACCTTCTTCTTACAGTACAAGATTCAACTTTTTATAACGGCATAGGAAATTGGGTAGCAAGCAACGCAACTCTTTCATCCAGTACTGACCAAGTGGCTGCCACAGGAACCAACGTTATAGATAGCACATACACGGGCAAGGTAGTTGCAGCATCTTCTGGAAGTATGGTCTTAGGAGCAAGTTCACCGATTACTCAAGGAGTACCAGTAAACCCAAGCACGCAGTACACGGTCTCTTGTAAACTAAAGTCCCCAACAAGTGCTGGAAACATAACTTTGTCTGTAAGATTTTATGATCTAAATGGTGTAGCAACATCTGCAGCGCACACCGCTACAGTGGT